GGGCTCGGAGATGTGTATAAGAGACAGGTTATTTATGGTTAAAAACAGTTAATATTTGACAAAGGAAAAGCAATTTGATAGAATAAAGTTATAAATAGAGGAGAACACGAAAAATGAATTTATATGATGAAACAGTAGAAATTTTATCATCCCATGATAAAACGATTGCCGATATTGAATATATTGGTAGTACAAGAACAAAAATTAATACAAATAAAGCACTCGAATTGATGAAAAAAACGAATTATGATAGTGGTTTTGGCGGCCAAGAAATAGCATGCAACCTGATGTTTAAAGGGAAAGATTTCATCATGAAACGAGGGGAATATGACGGCTCTGAATGGTGGAATTATATACAAACAGACCCGTCTTTGCCGCAAGTAGAGAGAGAAGTTAAAAGTTTTAAAACAGACATGGGTTGGGAAACTTTAGAAGAAATTAATGATTTGGAGGGCGGAGAGTGACAGCCGAAGAAATAGTGCAAAACTATCAAGTGAAATTGTTAAAGATTATATTTAAAGAGATTGATAGCCTGATGAAGAAAAAAGAAAAGGCTGATATTATCGCGCAAAAACTTGCTGAAAATGGGTACTCTGTGAGAACGTCAGCACATTGGAAGTCAGTAGGAAATGCAGAGTTTTACATTAAAGAGATGTATGAAAAATTGAGTGCTTTAGCTGAAATTGATAGACTATTCAACTGGTCAAGTCGTTTACATCAAGAACAATTGCAATTTGTCAGTAAATACCCTGAAGTAATGGAAAAATACAGACAATCAAACTAAGGAGAATAAAATGAAAGATACAGTAAAAACTTTAATGATGGTTGCAGGTGTCAGTTTTACACTTATCGCTATCACTTGGATAGGTATGCTTGCGACGTTACTTATTGCATGGCTTGGAGGTAACATCTAATGAATTACAGTACAAATAAGCACTATGCCAACGAATACGGTGTTGAACTTAATGAATACTTGAAACATAATTTTAACTATGAAGAGCTTGTAGGGTGGTATACAATGCAGGTATTGAAGTATCTAGTAAGAGCTGGCAAGAAAGAGGGTGAAAGCTACGACAAAGACCATAACAAGGCTTTAGACTATGCAGGAGAACTTGCTAACTTAAGTAACGAGAATGAGCTTACAGAGTACACTACTGACGATATTATGGGCTTTATACAAGAACTAGCTGATGATTTTGAACGCTGGGAAGGAATAAAATAATTAAAAAGGGTTAATGTTTGACAGCATTGACTTTTTTTGTTATTATAGTATTATAGAAAAGGAGGTTAAACAGTGGCAACGCAAAAAGCTATAAATGTAGTAGCTTATAACCCTATGACGGAAGAAGAATTACACTTTAGTTGTAAGGCTCAATGTGCTAAGTATTTCGGACTTAAACCTAATACAGTCATAAGGTGGCTTGATAACGGTATGCCTGTAATTGAACTGCTGACAGACCTAGATAGAAATCAAGTGGAAATTAAAAAACAAAGCAAACTGAACGGCTTTGAATTATTTACGATAAATGAATGGAGTGTTTTTGATAATTAATTACGAAGACATGAAAATAGAAAGTTTTGGTGAAAAAACAAATGAAATTATTTAACAGAAAACCTAAGGACAAAATTAAAGTAGCAACAGCATTTACATTAAAAGGATTAACAAAACAAGTAATTAAATTAGAGCAAAAAGGGTTTATTAAACAAGGAGAAATCCAAAGTAATATGCTTGAAGGAAGTAATATAACTTTTCAGCAAGCAATGGTTAAGAAAGCTAGTGAATAATATGTGTAAAAAACGCAAATACACAAAAATGGGCGCTTTATATTCAATAGTAAATGCACAGCATAACAAAAAGAAAGCTGATAAGATACCAGTTAGAGCTTATTACTGCAAGTGGTGCAATTTATATCACTTATCAAGTCAGCAAAGATTAAACATAAAGACAGGAGTAATTGGATAATGAAAGACGAATTCACATACTACACAGTATCTTGGATATTGGAAAAAGAAATTAAATCACGTAAGTTTTATGACAAAAAAGAGGCTTTAAAATGGAATGAATTGCTTCCAGAAGAACAAAGATATGAAGTTAAAAAGCATACAGAAATAATTGAGGTTATAGCATAATGACAAACGAAGATTTATATGAAAGAATTACTAGCGTACTAAAAGAGCAAGGTATCGGAATCAACCAACTTGAGTTAAAAATTAAAGATGAGACAGGTACATGGCCTAAGTTACATACAACTCAATCACGCTTGAGTTTACCACATACCGTAGTATTCCCTTATCTTACTATGTTTTTCAATGATGATGAAATGCACGAGCTTACACTTAAAAAAATGGATAGTGCAGGTTCTGGAGGAAAGGTTTTGGACTTATTAGATGAGTTATTGGATAGTTTAAAGCCAAGTAAAGAATATCTGTATAAGCAACGACTAAAGCGCAAAATGCAAAGGGAGGCAATGAGATGATATTACACAATTATACGAGTGAGATTAATAGTTCAAAAAATCCACAGCAAACAGCTAGAAAGATTGCGAATGACTTGAACAAGAATGACCCTTTCAATAATTATCTAGTCAGCTTTGAGTTTGGTTCTAAGCGGTATATTATTGAAAAATTTGAAATTAGAGGAGTGAATAGATGAAGCGTTACTACATAGAAGAAGATGACAATGGCAAAGAGATTAAGCGAAAACTTACAACTTTTGCTAATGATGATTTAACACAGCTTTCAGATGATGAACTAGAAACATTATACTATGAATCATCTGCTCAGTTTTTAGCTAAAGCAATGCACTTCATGAAGATTGAGAAAGAACTATTTTCAAGAAATAGTGTAACTGTAAGTGATGAAATTCTAATAAATACCGGCAATAATATTATTGAAGCAATTAATCAGGTAAGCAATTAAGGAACAAAGTGGTAATGAGAAAATTTATAAAATATAAAGATGTATATATGGTTAGTAGTGTTGGTGAAGTTTGGAAAATAGAAAATAATAAATTAATCCCCAAAAAATTAAGTCCTTCGAAAGTTGGTTATTTAGTCACCAGTATAAATAATAAAATAGAATATGTACACAGAATTGTTATGACAGCATTTTGCGGTAATAGTGAAAAACACGTAGACCACATCAACATGAATAAACATGATAATAGACTTGAAAACCTCGAATATGTGACGCCGAAAGAAAACAATTTGAGAGCTTATGAAATATTAGGATCTGAAGTTAGGTCAGGTAAATCTATTCCCGTAAAATGGAACGGTAAAGTGTATAAATCAGGAGCAGAGTTATCGTCGTTGCTCGGATTGGATAGAAGTGCTGTTTGCGCCTCAATCAGAAATAATAGACCAATAAAAGGCCATTACGCAAAGAAAATAAAAAATTAAAAAATAGAAAGCCACCAATTAAGGTGGCCTTTTTTTATTAGTTTACTTTTCCATATTCTGCTTCAAATTCCTTTTGATACATAACTGTTTCTGGTAACTTGATTGCTCCAAATTTACCTTGGAAACCGGCAAGCATACGAGTTGTTTTAACATGTCGTGCTGATACTCCATTGCATACATACCAATTTTTAGTGTCTTTACAATTAATTAGAAACATTTCAATTTCTCCGCTTTCTGTTGTGTTATTGTTATCTGTGCTTACAGTTTGCCCTGTAAGGCGCTTATTTAGTTCTGTGATAAAGTATGAGCGACAACTTTCCACCGTACCACCATGTACCTCTACGGAGCGTCTAGGACATGAAGTAGATGATAACTCCTGATGTAGCTTCACAGTATCACGATTAGGAGTTAGTCCCCATTGTTTCATATATTTAGCTACGTCATCTAGTACCGCTTGTTCATTCCTCAAGAACTGATTTAAATCGCCCTCTGATTGGCATACTTCCCAACTGGCATAATTTGCATTACCGTATGAGTTAGCACAATGGTATGCCATATTAGAGAAGTCGGAAGCCTGCAATCGCCCGTCAGAGGCAATATAAACATGAGCAAAGCCATTTTCAGGGTTATGATTAGGTAACCAGTTGTTGTAGAAGCCAGCGTTAGCACCGTTTGAACCAGCGTCATTATGAATTACAACCCCAGTAGGATTATAACCACGTACACCAGCGTTAGTTATATTCATTCTTTTTTATCCTCCGTTTGTTCTTCATCCGCCTCAGGAATATTCACGCCACTCTTTTTAATGAGTTTAACCAAACCGTCAAACATAGGGCTAATTTTTGCGATTAAATAAACAAACTGTCCTACAAAGTATAGCAAACCTACATTAATTACAGTTTTAGCGATATCAGAAGTTGAGGGTGTTTGTGTAAAGTAAAAGACTGCATATAAAACCCATAGCGCGAAGACTACCGTCAAATCAATCACAAGTCTACGTTTGAAAGGTGGGTTCATCTTTTCTCTATCTTTGACCCACGTAGCGAATAAAATCGCCAAAATTAAGATAGTTATTAAAATCATTCTAGTTACCATTTTATTTTGCTTTCTAAATTATATTTATCAATATTCCAATACGTGTTGTAGTGAGAATTGTTTTGAAGATGTGTTATTGTTTACCCCATGACCTGTGATTCGATTACCTTGCAAATATGCAAATTTAGTTGCAACACCGCCAGCAGAATTAGCAAGAGCGAAAGAATGCCCTACATCAGCTAACTGTACTGATTCTTTAGGAATAAAGAACCACTGATTAAGTGAGTTTTTTGTATTTCCGTTCATACGTGATTTAAACTCTGTGAAGTGAAGAATCCAACCATTAGCGCAGTCTGATATATTTTTAGAAACATTGACGACATCTCCGTCAAGTAACAACGAAGCACCAGAAAAAAGAATTCTTTTCGCTGGAGTTTTTAAGTTTCCAGTGAATTCTAAATCGCCTGTTCTAAGACTGTTAGAAGTTAAATCTCCCACAGTTGTTTTTTGAGTAGGTGTTACACGGTTCGTCACTCCCAGACCATTAGTTGTAATGATGTCTACGACACGTTTATAAACCCCAGAGGCATTGTTCAAGTCAATTTTATTACTGTTATCTGCTGTTTCGCAAGATACGCTAACCGGTGCTGTCGTTTTCGTCAAATCGATATTAATGTGAATATAGTTTAACGAGTCAGCCTTAAGGGCTACGGTCTCATTAATCAATTCAAAGTAACGACCAGCCACAATGAAAGAAGTATTAACATATTGAACGTTTAAGGCTGTATTAACAGGAGAACTCCAGTCGGTACGCCTGAACGTTGTGTAGTCCATTCCTGATAACATCATGTAGAGTTTAGCGTCATTATTTGAACCTACTGGAAACTCTGTACTATTTGGACTAAAGAATGTGAAGTTTTTAATTGTCATTTTTTACCTTTCTTGAAATTATCTTCGCTTTATCTAAAACTGGGTTATCAGTAATTGAAAGTTCTAATAATCTAAATTTTCTACCGCCATACGGATAACCACCAATTGATACAAATTGACCAACTTCATACAAGAGTGTAGTTTCAATTCTAAGCGTGTTTTCGCTATTATAGTATACTTTACCAGATAAAAGTTCTAAGTGGTCTTTACGTAGCTCTCTATACCCTTTAAAGCTATCTATTCTATATTTGTCGCCATAAGTTGCTACATACTCATATAACATTCGGCTTGTCTCCACTTTCTACAAAAATAAGTCTATCATTGAACTCTGTTTTAACTCTATCTGCTATGTAACCTGAATACAGTTTACCTTCGTACCATATATCTACTAAGTCATTAACATACAAAGGCAAAAGTTCGTTTTGATTAAATATTAACCTCGTGACGATAGTAGAGGGAGAAATTTCTGCTTTGATAGTAGATATGTCTGGAGGGTTTCCGTGGTCATCTCTGTCATAAAATAATGTTTTTGCTGTCCTTACATCTGGCAAGTCTGTTCCGTCTCCATGATAAGTGCTATAATCAATGACATCGCCGTTATTTTTGGCTGTATACATTTTAGGAGGGTCTGTATAGTCATCTGTTGCCTTATTCTTAATGAACACAACAGCAAAATTATAAGCTGAACGTTCTACTATTGTCTCCGTGTCCATTGATACGCTTTGCTTAATATCTACCCTTGTCGTGATTCTATTTCTATTCCAGCTCCTAGAGGCGAAGTTAATGAATAATAAGTTTCTAGGGTCTATTTCAGACGAAGCGTGTTGAATAGTTGTTGTCGGTTGAAATTGAACCTTAGAAAATATCCTTTTGGCTACGTCATGAGCTGATGAAGTTTCCGCTTTTCGGTTAATTGTAGCCTTTCCGGCGAAAATACTTGAATTAAAGAAATAACCATAACTCATTAAATTATTTTTATTAGGGTCAATTAGATAATCAATGATAGCAAAGTTTGTCGTTTTAGTTATTGCATTAGGAACATCTAGGCTTTCAATCATTGCCCAAAAATAGTTCTTTAGCGTGACTTTATTGCTTTCATCTACGCTTGTCACAAGATAAACCATATCTAAGTTTAAGTTTCTTTTTTTACCTAGCGTCTCCTCAATTGGAACAACTTCAGGAAAAAGAATTTGAACAATATCCCCAACTTCTACCGAAACCGTCAATGTAGCTGACGAAGTGTAAAGATAACCTGTTTCCCATAACTCATAGTTAATAACTTGACATCTTGCTTTTGGTATGGGTAACCCTCTTTTGTCCTTTTTACCGTTAGGAAGATTAAAATCAGATATATTATAATAGTTCGGATTAAAGTTATCATAAACATTAGCCTCTAACATTAAATGAAATCCGCCTTTCTCTTAATTTTAAATTCCGCCTTGGTAAGGTTGATTAACTCCATTTGACCGTGTTCGATTATACGTGTTCTATATCGTTCAAAGTCCATTACAGGGAATAAATTTAATGAAGTCGTACCGTTCCAGCCTTGATAAACTTCATCATTTACATCTGTATTGATTAAAATATAGTTTTGCACCTGTTCCGTCTTAAATACAATCGCAGTGTATTCATTTCCAGTATCGTCTAAAAATCTAACTCCAGCAGGTGTTTTAGGACGTTGCGGATATAATATTCCCATAAAACTAAATATTTCATCTTTTATATCCCAACGACTTAAACGGTCTATATTGCTTTCTCCATAATAAGTGTAAGAAGTTCCTTTGACATATTTATAGTTTCCTGGTGCTGTTCCACCATAAATTTTAGACTTACCAGCGATAACTTCACCATTTTGAATTTTGTCAAAAGTTAGATTTTCGTAAGTGTACCACTTTGTAATTATATCAAAAGTTATCTTTTCGCTGAAAGTTCCATTTTTGCCGTAACCCTCTGTTTTAGTAACTTCTGCTAAAGCTAAATCAGCATATACCTGAAAAATTTCTGTTTGATATTCAAGTGTAACGAATTTTTGTTTAAGAATATCGTTTATGAAGTCTTTCATTAGTTGATAGTTTTCGTCCAAACTTTCGCCAAATGTTTCTAGCTTAAACTCTATTTGAGGTTGAGTAATCGAGCGTGTTCCCATTACTCCAATACCATTACTTTGCCAAATATTATTAGTTGATTGTAACCCTAAATTAGAGGGCTGGTAAAATCTAACTTTTCCATTTGTAACGTCCCAAACTTTATCATCTGTTCCGTCTAAATTGGTATGTATTTTGTACTGTCTTACCATTAAGCCCTCCCTAGTTCAAATTCTCGTCTGATTGCTCGTGCTAAGTTAGAAACATCTTGGCCAGCCCCACCTTGTACGTTGAATGTGTTATACGTTCTATTGTCGCTTGATACGCTGTTCGTACTTAAACCGTACCCGCTAGAAGATAGATTGACATCTGTTAAGCCTACTACCATAGAACCTTTGAACAGTCCGCCAAGTTTACCTGCAATCCCATTAATAGCTCCTTTTATGTTTTTAATTGTATTTTCTACACCACCTAGAACGTTATCTATTGTATTTTTTACTCCTCCAAATATATCACTAAAGAAGCCGCCAATACCATTAAATACATTTTTTATTGAGTTGTAAGCATTAGAGGCAATATTTCCAAAACCGTCGAATACTCCGCTAACTATATTTTTAGCACCGTCAAATACTCTACTAAAGAATTTACCGACTCCGTTAAATGCATTTTTTATTGAGTTCCAAGCATTTGAAGCAAAGTTACCTAGTGCACTGAATGCTCCGCTAACTATATTTTTAGCACCATTGAACATATCACTAAAGAAGTTACCAACTCCGTTAAATACATTTTTTATTGAGTTCCAAGCATTTGAAGCGAATTTACCAAGAGCGTTAAAGACATTTGCCACAGTATTTCTAACAGCATCAAATATTCCAGCATAGAAACTTATAACAGTATTCCATATTGACTTAATGAATTCCCAAGCATTTGAAGCAAAGTTACCGATAGCACTGAATACTCCGCTAACTATATTTTTAGCACCATTGAATATATCACTAAAGAAGGTACCGACTCCACTAAATACATTTTTTATTGAATTCCAAGCATTTGAAGCAAAGTTACCTAGTGCACTAAAGACATTTGCTACGGTATTTTTAGCACCATTGAATATATTACTAAAGAAGCCGCCAATACCACTAAATACATTTTTTATTGAGTTCCAAGCATTCCCAGCAAAGTTACCAAGAGCACTAAAGACGTTTGCCACAGTATTTCTAACAGCATCAAATATGCCAGCATAGAAACTTATAACAGTATTCCATATTGACTTAATAAATTCCCAAGCTTTCCCAGCAAAGCTACCGATAGCACTGAAGACATTTGCTACAATATTTTTAGCACCGTCAAATACTCTACTAAAGAAGCTACCAACTCCGTTAAATACATTTTTTATTGAGTTCCAAGCATTTGAGGCAAATTTACCTAGTGCACTAAAGACGTTTGCTACGGTATTTCTAACACCATTAAATATTCCAGCATAGAAACTTATGACAGTATTCCATATTGACTTAATAAATTCCCAAGCTTTTGAAGCAATATTTCCAAAAGCGTCGAATACTCCGCTAACTATATTTTTAGCACCATTGAATATATCACTAAAGAAGTTACCGACTCCGTTAAATACATTTTTTATTGAATTCCAAGCATTCCCAGCAAAGTTACCTAGTGCACTAAAGACATTTGCTACGGTATTTCTAACAGCATCAAATATGCCAGCATAGAAACTTATAACAGTATTCCATATTGATTTAATAAATTCCCAAGCTTTCCCAGCAAAGCTACCGATAGCACTGAATGCTGATGATACAACTCCTTTTACAGAGTTGAATATACCACTAAAGAAGTTGCCGACTCCGTTAAATACATTTTTTATTGAGTTCCAAGCATTAGAGGCAAAGCCGCCAAGAGCGTCGAATACTCCGCTAACTATATTTTTAGCACCCTCAAATACTCTACTAAAGAAGCCGCCAATACCACTAAATACATTTTTTATTGAATTCCAAGCATTTGAAGCAAATTTACCAAGAGCACTAAAGACATTTGCTACAACATTTTTAACACCATTAAATATTCCGGCGTAGAAGTTTATAACAGTATTCCATATTGACTTAATGAATTCCCAAGCTTTCCCAGCAAAACCGCCAATTGCATTAAAGACATTTACTACAACATTTTTAACACCATTAAATAGCCCTGTGAAGAAACCTGTAACTCCAGCCCATGCCGTTTGAATACCAGTAACAACATTTGTCCATAAGGTAGTAAAGAATGTTTTTATTCTGTCCCAAATATCTTTAATACCTTGTACAATTCCACTGAACCAATCGACTAAGCCTTGCCAAATGCCTTTAGCTCCGTCAACTGCTCCGTTCCATATATCAGCAAACCATTGACCAATACCGCTAAAGAACTTAACTACTTTGTCCCATGCACTCTGTAAGAAGCCTACAAAACTAGCCCAAGCCTTTTTACCTGTTTCGGTTTGAGTGAAGAAATAAACTAAACCAGCAACAACGGCTGCGATTGCTACGCCAAGAGCCACGAATGGATTCATAGCCATTATAGCATTGAAAGCAGTTTGTATAGCTGTTCCAATTTTAACTATGTTATTATAAAGTTCAATCGCCTTAACAATTCCATTAATGACTTTTAAAGCTGCGAAAGCACCAGCAAGAGCAACTAAAGCTACTTTTATATTATCTATTGCTTCCTTGCTTTTACTAATTTTTCCCAGAAAATCAGCTATTTTTTCCGTGACTTCTGAAAATTTACCAGCGAATTTAGCTATGCTCTTTGCTACGTTATCTATACTTGTTGAATTTTTTGCTGTTTCTGTATTTATTCCAAAAAATGAATTTATGACTTTTCCTATAATAGAAACTATGGAATCAAATGCACTTTTTATATTATCCCAAGCCTCTAAAAAGGCTAAAGTGGTTCCATTTTCTTGCATTTTTTGAAACAAGTCTTGAAAATACTTAATAACCTTTGTTATAGTTTTACCAGCACTTTCGCCCCAGTCAGACATCTGGTTTATCAAGCCACTAATAACAGGAGTCAAAGCGTCAAGTGTAGGAAGTAATGCTAGTGATAATGTTTCATTGAAACTATCCCAAGCGTCACCAATAGTAGTTACTCCTCCACCACCTGCTTTGCCAAGTTTTTGCATAGCCTTATCCAGCATTTCAACAGATATTGCACCCTCTTCACTAGCTGAAGCAAATGATCCGTACTGTTGCAAAGCTGGGTTCATTTCCATGACGGTTGATTTAAGAGCTGATCCAAGAGCTGTGTTATTGTCTGTTAGCTGATTAATATTTTCAGCAGTAACTTTTCCAGCTGCTGACATTTGACCGTAGGCCTGAACCACACCTTTTAATTGTTCGCCAGTACCACCAAATGCTTGGTTGGCTTTTACTAATGCCTCTGTTTTACCAACTGCTGACTTAGCAGTATCGCCTAAACCAATAAAGGTTGTTGAAAGTTTAAGAGTATCTTCAGTATTTGCATTTGTATCTTTAGCAAGATTCTGCATAGATTTGCTTACATAATCAAACTCTTGTCCACTGCCTTTGAAATTCATTGTATTTTTCAATGAAATCATGGCTTTTTGAGTATCCATTGCGTCAGATACCCAGCCTTTTAAGCCATTACCAACAGCACTAACAGCACTAGCACCAATTTGCCTGAATGCACCAACCGCAATTTCTCTAAGACCGCTAAAGCGTGACTTCATGCCGTCAATTCCGCTATTAACGCCTTTAGTATCCATTTTGGCGTCAATATTCCAAGAGCCTGAACTAATAGCACTCTCGACTTGACTAATTTCACCCTCTAGCCTATTAGCTTGTGTTTCTGCTATGCCTAAATCTCTAGTAAGTTGTAGCCATTTCTTTTGACCTGCTGACGTACCTTTGTCAACCGTAGAAAGTTCTTCTTTTAATTTTGTTGCTTTGTCACGTGATAAGCCCAACTGCGTTTGTAAGTTCTTTTGCAATTGCGCCATTTTATCGGTATTTGTGGGGTCAAGTTTTAGAGCTTCACGTAAGTTTTTAGCTTCCCCTCTAAGCCCTGACATTGCGGTATTAACGCCTTTAAGTGAGTTCTCGAACTTTGTGGTATTACCGTATATCTCTACCTCAAATGTTGCATTACTTGCCATTACATACCCTTTCTTTTACGCCTTTTCTCTTTTTCTTTTTCCTCTTTCTTTTTCTCTGCAATAAGTTCGATTAATTTATAAACAAGTTCTAGTTCCATTTCCATGAACTGTGTTATATCAATTTCATTATTGCCCAAAACAGTCAAAAGTTCTAAGGTTTTATTTTCCTTTACAGTATCTTTCTTTTTCTTAATCAATGAACTAGAAGAAAAGAAGACCATATCGTCTTCAGTTTCCTCTTTTTCTTTAATAAAAACAGTCTTACAGAAGATATTGATTAACTCATTAGTTGTAGGAAGCTCTGTTTTGTCGTCTAATGCATTTTGCAGTCCTCCGTTACAATCTACCCAAAGTATCAATAACTTGTCTGTAAAGCTCTCCATTTGCTCTGTAAAGTCATCAGGAATATATCCAGCGACAAAAGAATTTTGTAGGTCTGCAAAGTCTTTTAAATCTGTAATAAAGTCCGAACCAGTTAGCTCTAAGTATCTAATTGCATGTTTTAAAATCATTTACAGTCCTTTCAGCTCATTAAATTTCTTTTTGCCACAGTTCGACAAGTTCTTTAAGCCCTTTGCCGTCAGTATCAAACTCAAAACTAGAACGGAAGTCTGCAAAGTCACTTTTAGCTTTTAGAATGTTATCTTGAAAAAGAGCCAAGTATAAACCATATTGAACGAACTCCATTACATCAGTAATTTCTCCGTCTTCTTTTTTAAGTTCTGTATCCATTGCCTTTTGTTGTTGAAAAAGGTCTTTACCTGTAATCATTTTAAATTTACGTGCTGTACTCAATTGTTTTGCCATTTTATTTTATATTCCTTTACTTATTCTATTTTTTTCCAAGTATATCTTCCTGGGTCTGTACTTTGTTCATTTGATTTATTATCAGTATATGTTCCAATATAGCTTGGATAATCTTCAGTTTTCAATTCACTAAACGAAGGCATCCAAGGAGTTGCGATTGAACCTTTTTCAAGTTTAGGGAGACATATATCAACGCTACTTCCTGTTGGTAATCTAAATAGGACATATTGTTCATCGCCTATGCTACTTTTAGTTGTAAACGTATATGTATGTCTAACCCATTCATTAGTAAGATTCCAAACATACTGACCGTTTGAATTAGCTTTTATTACTTTACCGTCAGCGTAGCTATTATTACTTGAAGTATCAATCAGAGAAGGATGGACGAAAGTTTCAACAGTTCCTTTTCCTCTTAGATAAAAACTAAAAGTATAAGTCGTTGAAGGCTCAAGACGTTCTTTATCTAATTTCCAAACAAGTATGTCTGTAAAACTGTTTGGTGCTGGATTATTGTATGACGCGCTGATGTAGGGTTTATTATTAACTCCTCCATCTTTTTTTACGATAGTAAGATACTTCTCTGTTTTTAGTGTGAAATTCTTAAAATCAGTTCCGCTCAAAATGTTCAAGTTAGGATAGACAGTCATAAACCTATCTGTTCCATCTTTGCTGTATGCAAAGGCTACGTGGTTAGCCCCGTCGGGCACACTAGGGTTTATCTGTTACAGCAACACCCGTAGAAACATCTTTATAACCGTCTGCGGAGAATGTAACGATATAAACGCCAGGAGCGAGCTCGTTATTTGTCGCTACATTTCCTTTTACATCTTTAATTGTTGCTGTTACTTTTACATCGTGACCTTTAGAATCTTTCAAAGTAGCTGGTAAGATAATTGTTCCGTCATTATGCCCTTTAGTTTTCGTTTGAACGTTCGCAAGAGTTGGAGCTACTAATGTAACTTCGCCAGCAAGTTCCGTATCAGGTTGCATGATGAACAGTCCACTTTCCATTTTCTTTACAAAGTCTTTAGCTTGTTCTCCCCAAATTTCGTACTCAATAGCAGGGACTTTTTTACCGCCATTCAAATAAATATCTGAATCAGTTGCTTGAACTGCCAAAGTCCATTGGATAGGGTCTACGCCGTCTACTGAATCTGTTTCTGATTCTTTTGTAGCTTCTGCTGTTGGTCTCAAATTTGGATAAACGACTACACGGTAACCGTCAATAAATTCTCCTGTAACTTTATCACGTTTGCGCCCTTTAATAAGGTACTGAACACATTTCGTTTTCCAATTACCAGTTGGAGACCAACCCAAACCATTTGCTGTTCTTTGTTGACCTAAAAGGTCTTCTTTGAGCGCTTGGTCTGTTTGAATAAATACCATTTCGCCTTGAAGTAAGGTAGCGCCTTTTTTAACTCCATGGTCTGGTACGTCATCAGCTGGATAACTGTTAGTTTCCGCTTGGTCCTCCATTTCGCCAACTGATACCAAACCAGTTACGATTTTATGGTTAGTGAACTCTGGTTTTCCGTTACTTCCCTTGGCCATATCAGCTACGATTAGAGCTTCATTACCAAAGAAAATCTTACGTGAATTATAATCTAATTTCATTTTTTCTCTTTTCTATAATTTCATTGAATTGGCATAATTAGCGCCTTTTTTCAATGTTGTTTTAACGTCTTGCATACCTTTTTTTTCAACTAAGAAATACATGCCATGATAGCCACTAGTATAACTAGCCCTAGTTCCTGCGTTTACTACTATTTTATCGCCTTTTTTAACTTGCTTTAAGTTACTTGACAATTGCCCAGTATTTTGATATCTGGCATAAGTATAGGTATGACCGTGGCTCCTGATTAATCTAGTTCTTCTACTTGCAGTATTTGCTTTCGCTTTAAACTCTGCTTCAAACCAATCGCCCATTCGTTCTGTTACTTTAGTTTGCATTTCTTTAGCTATGGTTGATGTATTAAGTAAATTCATTGCCATGGTTGACCACCTGCACCACAAGGCAAATAAACCGTTCCAGTATAATTGTACAAATGGCTATTCTCTGACCAGTTCGTCATATTCCAACCATTTTGCAAAACATCTCCGACTAGCCCTACAAGTTCATCATCAACATCTTTAACAGACAAAACAACTTGATAATAATAACCCATGACAAAGCTCGTATTGTCCATTTTAAGCACCTTTGAATCACTAAGTGATAAATATACCGTCTTGTCTTCTATCGTGTCCTTAACGCCTAAAATAACGTCATTTAGAGGCATTTTAAGTAAATTGTTGTACCAATCTATATAAGAATCAAATTCGTTCATAGTCCGTTACTTACGACCCCCTCTAAAATCATCTTGTTATTTTTAGGGTTTCTTTCCCATGTTGTACGCTTGAAAGTTTCGCCTTTTTCGTCTAAGAAATAGTTGAAAATCAAGTCTTCCATTTCTCCGATTCCGTTAAGCTCGTATCTTACGTTTTTACCTAGCCCAATCATAGAAAACTCATCAAGTCTTGACTGACTGATTCTCTGTTTAACTGCTGGCAAAGTGATAGGCTTTATAACGTTAGATTCTGCACCGTTCTTTTTCTTAACAGTCGTTTCTACCTGTAATGTAACTTGCGAGAATATCATTAAATACCTCCATAATACATTAACTCTTGCAAGGAAGCCAAACGTTTAATTTCAGCGTTTCGCCATTGTTCTGCTGGTTCATCAACAATATTAAGCCGACAATAACAAGAGATAAATTCTTTCACTAATACACTTGTTTCGTCAGCTTTAATACCATTTTTTTCTAGCAATTTAATAGCTATTGAACGGAATAAGATAAGTTTACTATCATAAGCTGTTACTAAAATCGGAATACCACAATAGACCTTAATATAATCTATCATTCATTCCCTCCATTTTATTCTTATGCTACTGTAATTACTGCACCAGCGTTAAGAGTTTCAACATGTCCGCTTGTTAGTGTTTCAACCAAAATCATGTTGCTATTAGTTTTCCATTCAAAGGCATCAACTTTAGTAAGGTCTTGCATATCAATGTGATATTTTTGGTCTACTAATACAGTAGGTTTAAGTGCTTTTGAACCTGTGTAGACAATAATTTCATCTACTCCAACTTCTGAAGCAATTTCAGTATCGTCATTTTTAATACGAACGTGAGCATTTGCAGTCGCTTGGCGTAGCTCATCTAACAAGGCTTTGCGGTCTTCCGCTTTAACAATCAAATAACGACGACCAGCAGTAGGACGAACAAAGTCGACCGCTTCCTCAATAGCGTCAGCAAATGGAGTTTTGCCAGCTGATTTGGCTTTTGTAGTAATTTTTTTGATTTTTTTACCGTCTGTTTCTTTGTCAATTGATTTAAAGCCGTTTGTTCCGTCTCCCTCAACGAGTGCAAGGTCAACAATTTTGTTAACGATAGCTTGTGTGAGTTCAGCTACAATCAAGTTGTAAAGTTCAGAATAAGACATTTGAAGTCGCTTAACACGTTCAGCGAGTGATTGCAATTTATAAACCATTACAGGTTCAAGAGTGTCAATAGTGAGTGTTGCAGCCTGCTCTGTTTTTGTTTGTCCGTCTTTGTGAACTTGTGCTTCATTAGCTGAATCAAATGAGCGTGATACAAGCAAAGCACCAACATTTGTAACATGAAAGACTTTGAACACTGGGTTAGTATTTAACAAAGCTGTGTTGATTGACTCAACCAATTTACGTGGAAGCTCAAAAGTTTTGTCTGTGATAGTTACACCATTTTCAGCAAGTTTTGCGTTCCAAGCATTTTTAATTTCTGACTTTCCAGAGTTCTTTTTCAATACATCAAAAAATTCTGTTACAGCGTTTTGTGATTCAATAAAGTTTGTCATTTTATCTTTTCCTTTTGGTTTTTCGTCCTGTGCATTAAGTTCATTCTCAATTTTGATAATTTCGATTGAATTTTCTGAAAGTGTTTTTTCCAATTCTTGTACTTTAGGTAAGTCTTCGATTGCGTTTTTTACTTCAAAGCCACTAATTTGATATTTTAAAGATACGTTATTTTCTTTAAGTTCTGCCAAGCGGTTCTGTTTTTCAATTAAATCAGGTTTGTTCATATTTCTTTTTGATATCCTCAATTTCTTTCAAAGCGTTACGGCTTTTAATAATTTTGTTGCGTTCTTCTGTGAGTTCCTCGCCTAGCGCGTTTTGAATGAATTTTGCGTTAGGGTCTGCTGGTACTGAAACAAGAGAAATCTCTTTAAACTGTGCTTTATTTACGACTAGAGCGTCATTATCATCAAAAGTATAATCTGTAATATAATAGGCAATTGATAGTGAATCAAACGCGCCATTTTCCACAGCCTTATTAATGTTTGGTGCATTGTCATAAAGTGTAAAGTCAGTCAGGTATTTATTAGTAGCTAAATCATAGTAAACCTTTGCGTCCCCGATGACTTCGCTAGAGCCAGTTCCATGTTCATATAGCAATGGATATCGTTCTCTAGCAAACTCAATGCAGTTAGGTGTCAAGATAATACCGTTACGATTCTCTACACCAACTTCTGACCCAATACCTTGGAACGACTTAGAACCGTCCTCGTTTTCAGTCACTTTAATTTCAGCACTATTGGTTATTAGTTTCATCTGTGCTTGTTACGTCCTTTCTACTGCCTTGTAGGTCACTTAGATTTTTAACAGCAACTGCGTTAAGGTTAGCTATGTAAATATCTCCACCCTCGATAGGTTGCTCTCCCATTTTAACAAGAAGTTGATTCTGCGTAAAAATAGGACCGTTAATATTTTCATGATACAAGTCAATTAATTCTTTCAAAGTTGCAAACTTGAATAGCTGGTTATCTACGATTATACGTTCATAATACAAATTATCCTTATTTATTCGTCTGCGGTTTGTTGAAATCAGTTTATAAGTCAGTTCCTTTTCAAGTTGGATCAGTAAAGGAATGATAGTGGAATTATAAAAATAAATTTGTTGTTCTTGCGTAGCAGTACCAAGCAAAATATTTTCATTCATAAAGTAACCTGTCAAAAGTTCAGATTTAATAAGGTCAATTTCATCTTTATTTAAAACAGAATAATCTTTTTTAAGTTCTACAATTTCCGTCTTGTTATCAACTGGCGTCAAACCGTTGTAACTCGAACCCTCTTGCATATTCTTTATTGTTGCTAGTGCTTTTTCTCGATACTCCTGTGTATTGTCAATATCAAGAAAGGCATTAATTTTCAACAAGCCACGCAATTTACCTTGTTCCAGCTTAGTTTGAATACTAGCTAGAGCATTATCTAAAATACTTGTGTCTTCATTGATATAAAAAGGACTGATAAGCCTTACTAATTCTTCAGGTTTATATTCTTTTTTATCATTAGCAAACAGTAAGTCTAATAGATCGCCCGTTTCACTGTCAAATATAGGGTACAAGTCAACATAGCGCGTGCATAGCAACTTTTTAATTACTTTCTGCCAAAACTCCATGCTATTGTGTTCGCCCTTAGAGCTCCAGTTTAGAACCTCGTCTAAGTCAGAACCTGCCATACTAATCAAAGTATCAGATCCAACATCAGATTTTTTATATTTTACATGATTAAATTCTATTTTTGTTATTTCATTAGCAATTTTATTGTGAATATTAGTCACAAAGGCACTTGTATATTCTACCGCTTCGTTTTGCCACGCTGTGACTCTTTGAGTATCATTGTTTAGTTTTCCACGTGAAAATGATACCACTTTTCCGAATAAGTTCAATTTTTCCCCTTTCTACCATAAACTAACGCCTTTCCCTCGTTTATACTCGCCTGTTTTCTTGTTATGGCAAGACTTACAAAGGAGTTGTAGGTTATCAGGGTTCAGCGCTATTTTCCAATCATCAAGGTTTTCCCAAGTTAGTTCTATAATATGGTCTACTTCGTATTTTTTAGCACCGAATGCACCACATCTTACGCAAGTCATTTTGTCGCGTTGCCTAACATAATCACGGACTGCCAACCATTCTTTTTTATTGTACCAACCACTTTCTCGGACTGTGTCAACGTTATACTTCATCTGACACCGCCATTTCTAAAGCCATTGTCAAAGCCACAGTAGGGTCAATTTTATCTTTTTCAAGTTTTTTAGTATACATATAGTCCCCACTTTGTCCGATTTTAACAGCAGTATTATTTAAAGCCCACTGCATGACTTTTTGATTATGGATAAGTTTGTTTTCTACTAACTTAGATTTTAATAACTTAATATAGTCATTCATTGAGAAACCTTGTCGAATTGCTCTTTGGTTATCTCCGTCTTTGTCAAAGAAATAACGCTCGATCAACCCTTTTAAAATCTCATATCGTGCTGGGTCATAACCGATTTTTCTAAGTCTGCACCCTGTCTTGGTTCTAAAGTCGTTGATATATGGTATTAAGTCATTTACATTAATGTATTCCGTATCAAGTAAGATTAGTTCTCCTCTGTCAACAAATTCAGTCCATAGTTCTTGCTGTTCTGTGTCCAGTTGCTCATATTGCGACCGTACAGAGAAAGTAAGTGTATGGCTGTAAGTTTTACCCTCTAACTCACAAACGAATGACACAGCGGTTAGATCGCCAATTAAGGATAGGTCAATTCCGACATAAGTTCTATTTTTATTAAATACAGATAAGTTAAATTCTGTTAGTTTAGTATCCTGTGGAGTAAAGTAGTAAGCTGTGTCCTGCATAGGTAGGCCCATATTAAACGCTAAGAACTTATTCTGTAACGCTGGATCGCCTTGCGCAAGTTCGTACTCCTCAATAACTCCTGACCACTTAGGAACGTTACCAATAAGCGGTAATGCCATAGTCCAATTCTTTTTATCTTTGACCTGCTCATGATTTTCTAGCATGTAAAGCAAGCCGAACGACCTATCATTGTAAAATTCTTCCTCTGATTTGAATCGTTCAACAAGTTTATCATATAATCCGTCTCGTTTAAGTCCACCTGAAGTGATATAAATACTTTGCCAGTTATCTTGTTTTTGACGTGAACCTTTATTGACTGATTCTGTTATATCTTCGCCATAGGTATGAACTTCATCAAATATATTGAGTGAACTGTTACCGCCTTGCGCTCGCAAAGTATCATTTGTTTGCTTTTTGAAAGTGGTTTTAAAGGAAGTAAACTCTAGCCCTTGTTTTGTACTCTTGAAAATTTTGTTTTCATTGTACACTCTTAATGTATCGCTTGCTTCCGTTTGATTCCGAACTTGGTCAAATACGTGTCTAGCCTGTGTGTTATCGTATGCAATAACTAAGCTCTCTCCACCATATTGTCCGCCTAAAATCATCCAGTTAAGCACGCGCGTAGCCATTAAACTTGACTTACCAGAACCACGTCCTAAATTAAGGAAAATTTCATTGATTAAATTAACTTGAACGCCTTTTTCATCGACCATATCATAACCAAGCATTAACTCATACCACCAAATTTGTGGCGGTAGTAGCTCGATTTTTATCAGGTTACCAGTAGTCAAATAGAAATTATCTTGTATCCATTCAATAGCTTGTGTAACACGGTCATAGCGATAAATATACTTATTATGAATACGTATTTGCTTCTGAATAGTCTTGCGAATGTATTTGTTAATAATAATGCCGTTTTCTTTGTTGTATTCCAACATTTTATTTAAATAATACATTTATTCCCTTTCTATTCAAATATCACGACCATGCTTGGAAAAGGCGCTGAATTCTTAGCATTCCCAAACTTTAACCTACCTTTGATAAATCTTATTTCCGCCTTGTGATAGATATACTCATGAAAATAAATCGTGTCAGTACGTGCTGGAATAAGCATTACAACAGTTGTATTATCTTTTTGTGATTCCTCATAGGATTTTTTGACCCAGTCTTTAATCTGTCTTCCGTAAGGTGGGTTGCAAAATACTACTTCATTACCCCAGTCTTGCAGTAGTCCGTTTTCCTCTTTCGTAAAATGTTTATAACACTTTGCGTTTTCATGAGTAGAACAAGGGTCTAAAGTAAAATGAAATTCATCATTGAGCTTATCAAAGAAATCGCTAGGAGTAGACCACAAATCAGTTTTACTGCTAAACATTAATTCATTATTCATTTATTCAATTTCTATTCGTTTTCAGATATTCTTTTTAAAGACATGTTATAATATTCTTCATTTAATTCAAAGCCGATAAAATTTCGTTCAGTATTTAAGCATGCAATGGCTGTTGTTCCTGAACCCATGCAGTTATCTAATACCGTATCGCCTTTATTTGTATAAGTCCTAATTAGGTATTCAAAGAGTGCTACCGGTTTTTGGGTTGGGTGCACTACATTTCTTGTATCTGCATTGTTAAAAAGTTTCACCGCCTTTGGGTATCTCCAACCATTGTCTCTGCTATGACTGTACGAAGTTATTTCAGAACCATGTAATTCACTATATCTCTTTTTTTGATTTATTTTTTTTCTTTTATCTTTCACGCCCACCCATTCCATTTGTGGGATGTAAGTTGGTTGCTTCTTATAAAAAACACATACGTCCTCAAAATTTTTCAACGGTTGTTTTTTAGCTAACATAAAATTGCTAGACTTGTTTTTTTCATATACCCAATTGTACCTATACATTTTTATGTTACTCATAATCAAAGCGCTTGTGAACGGCTGACTAGCTGTCAAAACTATCGCTCCATTGTCTTTGATTACTCGCTCATATTGTTCCCACAATGGTTTGAAAGGAATGATTGTATCCCACTTACACGCTGTTGTTCCGTATGGCAAATCACACAAAATCATATCAATACTGCCGTTAGGAATTTTTTTCATTCCCTCTAAACAGTCCTCGTTGTAAATTTTATTTAGTTCAATCATTCAAACCCTTTCGGTACTTCGATTTTTGGAGTTTCGTACTTGCTTAGCTTATAGTCATCAAGTTCTTCAATCTTAGCTTTAAGGTCATGAGCGCTTGATTCTTCCTGTTGCAATCTCCGCCATTCAGTAGGGTTATAAAGTTCAGGGTTTCCAGCCTTGGCAACCATCATCGCTACCAAGCTATCTTTGTCCAGTTCTTTTTCTTTAACCTTTACTTTTTCAACGTTTCCGTCAGCGTCATAGATTGTTTCTGTTTCCTTTAGCGTTCTGACCGTCAGTTTGCTCGCCAAGGCACTTTCAGCTAGTTCTAATAGATTTCCCCTAGCAATACTTTTAGCTTCGTCATACGCCTTTATATTGTCATCTCGCCACTTCCTAAAAGTTTTAGCAGAACAATGCAAACTGGTGTAAATTTCTCTGTCATTACAGCCTGATTCAATTTTATCAATGATTTGACTAAATAGCGGTTCTTCATACATCTTAGGTAAAATTGTGGGTCTGCCACCGTTTTGTGTTTGCATATTGTCCTTTCTTTTAATGTGCTTATATCGTTTAAAGCCTATATTTTCGTATCTAAGAGCAGCAATAACTTTTGCTTATAAGTTTACCCGCTTGGGTAACTCTGCTCTCACAAGCCAAAATATGAGTATATAGCCCGATAATTAAGATTTAGCAAGATTTAGCAAGATTTAGCTAGATTTAGCAAGATTTAGCAAGATTTAGC